CTACGGGGCGATGCCCGTACCGTCGCACCGGTTGCACCCCACCGTCAGGATCTTGCCGCCCGGCTCCACGAAGACCGTCGCGGGCAGTCCGCCGCGCCGCTTCTTGCAGCCGCAGGCTTCATCCGGTTCGGGGGCGGGTGCCCGGAGCTGGTCCACGAGTTCCACGACATCGGTCATCTCGGGGTTCACCCATTGCTCCATGCTGACCACCTCCTGTGACGATGGTACGGGCGCGGCACCCCGCCGCTCAGCCCTTCATCAGTTCGGGCCGCTCGGGCCGTCGCCGTCCGGGTCGCCGGTGCAGCTGCCCTCGGGGCCGCCGGGCCCGTGCTGGCAGCTGGCCGCGACCGGGATCGAGGTGTCGGTCGGCGCGAGCCACAGGGCATCGTCCACGGTGAACCCCGCGTCGATGATGTGCTGCTGGGTCCGCGTCAGCGCCTCGGGGTCGCGCCGCTCGGGGTCCGGGGCCTGGGGGACGTGGTGGACGAAGGTGCCGACGCGCTCGCACAGTTGGCGGTAGGTGCGGGTGTGCAGGATCAGGGCGTGCCAGCCCTCGTCCACGACCCGCGACGGGGCGAGCGGCTCGGGCGATCCGGCCGCGGCGGCGACGAACTTCACCGCCTCGTCCACGATCCGGCCCGCCAGGTCCTCGGTCAGCTCCGGGTTGTCGCGCAGGACGGTTCCGACGACGGCGGCTCGCTGTGGCCGGTCGAGTAACGCAGTAACGTCTCGCATGTGCCTACCTCTCTTCTGTGAGTGGGGTGGTGCGCGGTCTCCGTCCCGGTCGCTGGCCGTCCAAGCGTGCGATCGGGGCGGGGCTTTCTGCGGTGGGGCTCCGGCGCGGGTGCCTGGCCGCTGCCGGAGCCCCGTCTCCCTGTGGCCGACCGCCGCACATCCGGCCGCAGGGGTTCAGGGGGCGGGCCGCCGCGTCCGGCACGGGGGAATCCGGAACGACGGCGGCCCGCCCGGTCTATGGGGCCTCGGTGGCGGGGGCTGCCCGCACCGCGTCGTGCAGCTCGTTCCCGACGCCGCACCGCTCGCCGTCCGTGCAGTCGGCGCAGCCCATGGCGTGGTCGAGGAACAGCATCCAGGGCGTCGGCTCGGGGTGGGCTGGGTGGACGCCGCAGGCGGGATCGCACGCCCACACCTCGTGCGTCATCCGAGTCGTCCCGTGGTTGATCGTGACGGTGCCCAGCGGCTTGCCGGTGTCGCCGAGGCGGCGGCCGCAGTGGACGCAGTCCCAGCCGCCGGTCTGGGCGTGGGTGAGCGTGCCGGGGTCCACCAGGACCACCGGTGCGGGCGGCTGCTCGGGGGCCGTCATCGCATCTGCCTGACGGGCACGTACCGGGCCATGAGGCCGCCGCGGAACGGGTCGCGCTGGCGAGGGAAGCTCTCGGCGCACTTCCCGGGGCAGGCGTAGATGGTACGGCCGCCGACGCTCGCACTGTGCTCGATCGCGATGACGACGGGGGCGTCGGCGGGCTTGTCGCAGCGGGCACAGATCTGGGTCGTCATCGGGCCTCCCCCTCACCGGCGTCCGTATCAGTGAGCGCGCAGTGGAGCAGGGCCTTGTACAAGAGCCACGGGTCGGTCAGGTACCGCCCGCGGGTGAAGGGCACTCGCCAGTACGAGCCAGGCCGGGACAGCCGGTGTGCGGGCGGCACGCCGAGGAAGGTGGCCACGCCCTCGGTCGCGGTGAGGATGGTCACCTCCCGCAGCTTCCAGGAGGCGGCGGCGCCGGGGCGGATGAGCCAGTAAAGGGTGTCGCAGCGGTCCTGGATGACGGCTCCGGACTCGGAGCCGAGGAACGCCAGGGCGCGCTCGCCGATGACGGCGGGGGCGCGGACGGCGTCCCACCACCTGCCTGCTGGTAAGGCTTCGGGGTCGGGCCCGTTCGGTGGTGTCCACTGCTCGGCTCTGGTCGTCATGGTCGGCTCCATGGACGGACGGTGTGCTGACCGTCACATCGTGCCGCCATAAAGGGGCCCGAACTATCAGACCTTACTGATAGTCCGGGCCAGAGTTTGACGCAGTGTTACACCTTGAGCCAGGCCCCGAAGCCAGTGAGCGTCTCCGGCATCGACCGCCGCGCGTGCGCCAGCCCGGCGTACGTCTCACGCACCAACGGGTGATATCGAGTCTGCTGCGGAGCCACCCGCCGCGCAGTCCGCAAGCTCTGGAAGGAGTCCTCCGTGTGCCCCATCAGAAGCTGAGCCCGCGCCACCTCGGCATGGTGATGGGCCAGGCGCGACGGCGGCCAGTCCTCCGGCACCGACAGCCCCCTCGCAGCCGCCACCGCCTCCGGGTACAGGTCTCGCTCGGCGAGCGAGCTGACCTTGTGGACACCCACGTTGGTCGGGCCGAACGCCAGCCAGTGCGTCTCGACCGCCTCTCCGGTGCGCTCCGCGATCCGCTCGGCCTCGACCAGATGCCCGTCCGCCGCGTCACCATCCTTGCTCCGGGCGGACAGCACAGCGGCACCCAGGTGGAGCTGCCCGGTCACCACGTCGCGCTCACGACTCGGCGCGGCCTGCTCCATGGTGGACATGCCCATCCGAATCAGCCGCTGCCCAGTCCCGTACTGAGCAGCCCGCAGATAGACCAGCGCCCGCATGTACTGACGCATCCCGCTCAACACCGGGTCGGAACCCCGCTGAGCCGCCCACTCCAACCGGTCCAGCGCCACCGTGCACAGGTCCGCGTAGCCGAGCTTCGTCGTGACGTCGTACGCCGTTCGATAGGCAGAGGCGAGGATCTGCCATGCCCGGTCGCTGCCCGCCTCGTACGCCGCGGCGGTCGCCTCGTGGATCAGCGGCGGCAGCTCCGCCGCCGCTGCCTTGAGGTCGGTCGCGCGCACCAAGGCGCACAGGTGCTCGGCGTCGGCGTGCAACTCGTCGAGCGCGCGGGGGGCGACCTCCGGATCGGGCCCGAGGTCGTAGACGTCCAGCGCTTCCCGGATGGGTTGGATCAAGCCGTCGAGCTGGTCGTGACGCAGCTCGTCCATGTAGGGCTGACCATTCAGTTCGCTGACCGACACCGACAGGGCGCGGGCCAGGGCGCCGATGACGGACGGGCTGGCAGGCATGTTGCCCTGCTCGACCTTGGTCAGGGTGCTGTAGGAGATGTGGCTCTTGTCGGCCAGTTCGCGCTGTGTCAGATGACGCGTTTTACGCGCATTCGCGATCCGCGTTCCGGTGTGCTCTTCGATGCTCTGTGGCATGCTGAACTCCGTTCTGCTCGACATCAGAACGGTACCCCCGGTCGGCTCCGAGGGTGCTTACGATCGGCCCCCGCTTGACTGCGGGGGCCGACGTGTGTTCGGGACCCGAAGCCAGATTGCGCGCTGGGGCGGTCCTATGATCCGGCCGTGGACATCCCCGACAGACTCATCGCCCTCCAGCAGACCGCCGACGACGAACGCGCCAAGCTCACCGGCCTCGACGGCGACGAGCACTCCGCCCAGTGGCGGCGCTGGTTCGACGCCGCGGCCACCGTGCAGGCCGCCGTCACCGACCACGCCCGCGAAGCCGGACTCAGCCGGTCCGAACTGGAGGCCGCCGTGAAGCGCGCCGTACGGCATCCATCCGGCGGCGACGGCTGAGCACGACGAAAGCCCCCTCGCCCGGCCCGAAGGCCAGACGAGGGGTGTCACGTTCACAGGCGTCGGCGGTCCGGAGCGAGAACTGCTGGCGCCGTTGCGCCCGGGGTTGGTTCCGGCTGAGGCTGCGGCGCACCATCCCTGCGGCACACCAGCGCATCCGGATCATCCGGCGGCGGCTGGAGGCTGTACCCGTCCGGGCACGTCTGCCCGTCCCGGCCATCGCTCCCGTCCCGGCCATCAGCGCCGTCCGCGCCCGGAGGTCCGGCCGGTCCCTGCGGGCCAGCCGGACCAGGCTCACCCTGAGCGCCCTCCTGGCCGTCGGCGCCAGCACTCCCCGGCTGACCGGCAGCACCAGACGGACCCGGAGACCCGTCCGAGCCCGGCTTCCCAGACTGCCCTGCCTTGCCGTCGGTGCCGTCGCTCCCCGACGCACCAGGCGATCCCGACGGCCCCGGCGATCCGGTCGGCCCACGAGGGCCACGCGGACCGCGCTGCCCCGTCGGACCCACGTCACCGCGCGATCCCGGCTTCCCGGCGACCGGTGTCCCGCCCATGTCCTGCACCTGCCGGGCCAGCGCATCCCGCGCCTCATTGGACGTACGCAGATCGGCACCCTGCTGCTGCACCGTGAGCACGATCCATGCCAGCACCGCACCCAGCAGCACCGCCCCCGCGACCGCGAGTGCGTCACCACGGCGTTGGCGCCGCTCCTCCGCCCGCAGCCCCCGCTTCATGACCCCACTCCCCGAGTCAGCATGATGATGACCGGCAGCAGCACGCTGATCAGCGGCACCACCACCGCCCCGATCAGCCACCTGCGGGTCGCGACGATCCTTTCGGCGTCCTTCTCCCGCAGCGTCTCCAACGTCGAGACGCGTTGCGCGAGCGCCTCGTGCCGCAGGTCGTACACCTGCTGGTCGACCTTGCTGTCGAGCCGAGCGCCGAGTTCCCGCATGTCGTCTTTGAGGTCAATGAACGCCTGTTCCATGCGTCGTTGCACCTCGCCCAACGTCGGCTCGTCAGCCATGAATCACCCCTCGGGATCAGACCGCAGTCGGGCCCGACGGGCGACCAGGCAGCGTCGGGGTGACCTGCCCGCGGGTCAGGAACATCAGCACCGACAGAACCGCCGCGTTGATGGCGGCCGTGCGAGTGGGAGCCGCCTCGTAGCCGAACGCCGCGACGGCCGAAGCGATCGTGGCCACCGCCGTGGTGAACGCCTGCACAGCGATGGGCCGGGTGAGGGCAGCGGCGATCGCGCCGAGAACGGCCGAGGCGCTGGCGACGATCCAGCCCGCCTCTTCCGCGTCCAAGCCGCCGACCTGGAAGGTGACGAGCAGGCCGAGGACGGCGGAGAGGCTGTTGAGCCACAGGGCGGGCTCGCGGCCGAGGATTCGCATATCGATCAGTCCTTCACGTCGAAGCCGTGCTTCTTGCCCAGCTTGGTCAGGGTCGTCTTTCCGGGGATACCGTCGGCGGGCTGGCCCGGCTTCCGGCCGTGGTAGCCACACCGCTCCTGCCACCCGCTCATGGCGTCCTTCGTCGCGGTGCCGTAGTGCCCGTCCAGGTACCGCTTCGCGAGGAGCCCTTCGTCGACGAGCGCGGCCTCAACGATGCGCGTTCCGCTGTACGTGACGGGGGCGCCCTTCGCCGACGGGTCGTGCTCCGCCGCCTCGACCAGCTCGCGCAGGGAGACCTTCGGCCTGGTCGGGGACGGCAGCGGCGTGGTCGGCGGCTTGCCGCCGAGCCGCTTCGCGACCGCGGCCAGGACCGAGTCCCAGTCCATGCCCGGCCCGCGCGGATCCACCTTGCCGGGCTGCCAGTCGAGGTGCCGCAGCGCCGACCGCGCGCCCCACCCGTGCACCCGGCAGAGCGCCGCGACGACCCTTTCAATGGCCTCGATCTGCGCCTCGGGCCATGGGTCCTTGCCGTCGCCGAGGTTCTCGCACTCGAAGCCGTAGAAGACGCGGTTGCCGTCGACCGTGGCCTTGTCGTCGGTGGGCGGCCGCCGCTCAGCGATGACCGCAGCGAGGACGTCGGGGTCGCCGAGCCCGGCATGGTTGGCGCGGCCGTAGCCGACGAGGTGGACCACCCCGTCCTTGGCGATCATGCCGTGGCACAGCGGGCCGGGCAGCGTGGAGTACCCATCGCGCACGATCGCGACGGTGTCCGCGGTGCCCCGGGTGACGGTGTGGTGGATCATCACGCCGTGCACCCCGCCCCACGGGCCCTTCGCGTTGCGGTTGTGGGTGCGCCAGGAGCCATGCTCCTGCACGCGCACGCCCTCGGCGCGCAGGGCCGCGAGGAACGCGGAAGCAGACAGAGGTGTAGCCATACGGATTCTCCTGGGCATGAAAAGGCCCCGGGCCAGACGGCGCGGGGCGAGTGCGGGCGGGGGTCTATGCGGGGGCGATGGTGGTGACGGTGCCGGACGAGCCCTTCCACTTCAGCGCTCCGCCCTCCGGGTAGAGGACCCCGCCGCCGGACGGCGTGCTGGCGGGCGGGGTCGTGGCGTTGGCCATGCCGATGCCCCCCACGCAGCCGCCCATGCTGGTCGTGTTGAGGCGCAGATTGACGGTGACGTGCAGGGTGTCGTCCGTGCGCAGCACGTCGGCCGCGCTGCGGTAGAGGTTGGTGTCCCGGGCGCCGTTGCCGCCGGGGCCCCACTCCTGCTTGCCGTCGCCGTAGACCCTGAAGCGGTCGAAGGTGTCGCCGGAGACGAGCACGGCATGGACCACCGTCCCGGCGTTCGCGGTGGTCGCCGTCGTCCCGCCGCCGAGGGAGAGCAACCCCACGACCTGCATCGCGCCGTTGACGGTGCCGCCGGTCAGCAGAAGGTACCGGGCGTCGCCGGCGGCCTGCGTGAGCCTGGTGTTCTCCAGCGCCTGGACGCGGTTCAGGGCGTCGGTGATGTACGCGTTGACGCTGGTGAAGCCGGACTCGACGGCGGTCACCCTGCTGGCGATCGGGCCGGTGACCCCGTCCGAGTAAGCGCGGTCGCCGTGCGGGTCGGCGGCCTGGACGTGGGTGGTCATCGCGGTGCTGGCGGCCCCGGCCGGGTCGGCTCCGACATCCGCAGCGGTCACCCCGGCCAGGTCGACCAGCACCGCGTGCTGTCCCTCGACGGGGTCGGTGAGCAGGACATCGGACAGCTTCACCGCCGGGGCGTTCTTGGGCAGGGAGATGTAGCGGGTCCACCCGCCGCCCTCGGTGAACTCGACGGTCACCTTGTACGTCCACCCGGTGGGCGACATGCCGGTCGCGTCGGTGGCGACCAGAGTGACGTCATCGAACAGGCCGCCTGTGATGTAGAGCTGGACGGCGCCTCCGGTGACGAAGTCGGCGGACGCGACGGTCACCAGGTCCGGGGCGGTGAAGGTGATGCGGCCGCGGGCCAGCGTCCCATCGGGCAGCGTGAGCGGCTGCCCGGGGCTGACCGTGACTGTCTCGACTCCAGCGGGCAGCGGCATGGCTCAGCCTCCCGGGTCAGATGCTGGTTTGGGTGATCTCGCTGCGGGAGGCGGTGACGTTCTCCACGCCGTCGATCGTCTGGAGGTAGTCGCGGATCAGATCGGCGATGGCCTGGGGCGTCACCTTGGACGTGTCCGACCGGACGGCCACGGTGATGTTGATCGCCATCTCGCCTTCCAGCCCGCTGACCATGAGGTACGGGTAGTCCATGGCCATGGTTGTCTCCTAGCTCGCGGTCTCGTACTGGATGGTGATGCGCAGCTGGTGACCGGCGGCCAGGGTGACCGGGACGGTGGGCTGCATGAACACGGTGGTGGTCGTGGTCGAGTTCGAGGGGAAGAACGGGCTGGCGGTGCTGGAGGCGGGGCTGATGACGAACTGGCCTATCCAGCGGGGTCCGGCCAGCAGGTGGGCGTGCCCGATGTACGTGCAGCCCGCGTTGGCCGAGGTGAACGGCAGGGCCCACGAGTAGTTCCCGGCGCCGTAGGTCGTGGTCGAGCCCGTGACCAGGTTGATCTGAGTCGTGCAGGTCATGCCGACTTTCAGGTACCGGCCGATCAGGGTCCCGTTGCCGAGCACCGGGTTGGTGGTGCTGGCCGTCCAGGTGGGCGTGTAGCTGGTCCACGCGCCAAAGATCGAATTGAACTGGTCGCGGATCTCGGTGTTCATCAGCGCGGCGGTGACGGTCTCCCCGACCACCCAGGTCCGCGGCGTGCTGGTCATCGGCGCTCCTCCTCGGCGGGCCGCTGAGCGGGCCGGTTCCAGGCGTGCTCGTCGTCGGGGTGCCACCAGTTCCGCTCACGGGCTGGCAGCTCGGCGAGGTCGGCCTCGACGGCGGCCGGGTCCTTGGGGAATCGCACGCGCCGCCATACCGGTGTCAGACATTCGACGCAGTACATGCGCGGATCCTCGGGCGTGACCAGCTGCGCGCTGTTGCACTCGTCGCACGAGGCGATCCATCGGCCGTGGTTGATCTGCGCGAACAGCGGCCGCCCGAGGTCGGTCCCGTCCGGCGGCCGCGGCAGGCGCCGCTGTGCCTGCTGCTCGAACCAGCGCACCGCCCGCTCGGCCGGGGCGAGCAGCGCCCAAGCGTCGGCTGGCTGATCCGGCGGGGGCTGGTAGAAGTCCTCCGCGCGCAGCACCCGCCGCCGAGGGGCGGGGTCCGGTCGTGCCACAGCGGCACCTCCGTTCAGTAGGCGAGGCGGGTGGTGGCGCCCAGCTGCGAGTAGGCGGCGGAGTCCAGCGCCCACACGGTGTCGGTCAGCGCCCGCGAGGTACGCAGGTCGAGGCGGTGCTGCTTGTTCTGGATCAGCTCGGTGTAGCCCTCGACGGTGACCGTCGCGGTGGGCGTTGGTGCCTGGTCGGGCAGGCCGGTGAGATCGAGGACGGTGGAGACGTCGGCGGCCAGCAGCGCTCGGTAGGTGGCCATGGGCAGGGTGTACGCCTGCACCGGGACCTGGCGGATCTCCGGCGACGGGTCGGCGTACCGGGAGACCAGCCAGTTCGCGGCGTCGACCACCTTCAGATCGCTGGACTTCAGCAGGTCGACCTGCTGCTCGTAGGGGCCGTAGGTGTCGCGGGCGGCCTGGTCGACGACCCGCTGAGTCGCGCCGCCCGGGCGGGAGGCGATGACGGTGTTGAGCATCTTCTGGTCGTCGTCGGAGAGGGCGACATCGCCGGTCTCCAGATCGGCGTAGTCCAGGGACAGGGACGCGGTCGGGTTGTAGCGCACGTCCCTGCTCTGGAAGACCAGCCCGTTCCCGCCGCGCGCGGCCAGCAGCTTGCCGGACTCGGTGGCGGCGACCTCCTGGAGATGGTCCAGCGGCGTGCGGCCGAGCGCCGCCTGAGAGGCCATGCCGTCGAACGTGCTGCCCTGCGTGGTGACGGCGGCCAGCGGCAGATAGGAGGTGATGCGGGACATGCGGTCGTCGGCCGCCTCGCCGACCAACTCGGTGCTGCCGATGGTGTAGTGCGGGGTCAGCTCGGCGCCGGTCACCGACCGCAGATAGATCGCGACATGCGAGATGCTGCCGGACCACAGCCGGTCATTGCCGTAGCCGCCGACCGACAGCACCCGCATGCTGATCATCGATCCGGCGTTGCTCACGTTGTACGCGACGCCGTCGACATACGCCACGGACTCCAGCTCGTGGTACAGCAGATAGTGCTGCTGGCCGTCGGCGAGGTTGGGTGTGGGGTCGATGGTGGCGTTGACCAGGTTCCCGCTCGCCGCCGCGGCAGCGGTCTCGATTTTCAGGCGGCCGGTCGCGGAGTCCAGGCTGATGATGACCTTGTTGCTGGAGTCCGCGGCGGTGACGGCCATGATGACGCGGCCCGCGGTGGTGGTGGAGAACCAGCACTCCATGCGCATGCGGAAGCTGACGTTGGCGTCGGTGAAGTTGGGGCCCAGGTCTGCGGTCAGGTACTTGCCTGCGGTCGCGGAGACCGGGGTGAACAGGGGCGCGACAGAGCCGGGCGGGCCGGTGCCCGATGCGAACTCCAGCGTGCCGCCGGATCCGGCCTGCACGGTGGCCAGGGTGCCCACGCTCGCGGTGCCGGTCAGGTCACCGGCGCTGGTCGAGTCGGACGGCTCGGCCAGCGGGTAGTACACGAAGGGCCGGTCGAGCAGGACTTCCTCGGTCAGCATCGGGGACAGGGCGGGGTGCCGGGAGAGCCATTTGAAGATGTCGGTACAGGTGATCGTGACGGTCGAGTACAGGCCCGCCCAGGTCACCGGCCAGTCGTTGACCATGCCCCAGAACCGGTCATACGTCTGGAACCCGCTGCTGTCGAACGCGGTCGCGACGCTGCCCTCTTCGAGCTGCACGGCGTCGACCCAGCACTGAGTGCCCGCGGTGGGCGTGCTCACCGTCTGGACGTACAGCGTGTGCTGGGTCGCTGTCGCGGTGAACGTGAAGGTCAGCCGCTCGAAGGCCCCGGTCATGGCTGTGACCGATGTGGCCACCATGCCCAGGATGTAGAGAGTCAGGGTGGGCGACCCGGCCGCGCGCCACACGTAGGCGCTGGCGGTGTAGACCTGCCCGATCTCCAGGTCGTCGATGACAGTGCCGACGGCCTGCCCGGTCGGTGCGCCCCAGGTGATGCGCATGGCCTGGCTGCCGTGCTGCACGTGCGCGTTGTCCTGCACGATCGTCGGGCTGGCCGTCTTGATCCAGCCCGTCAGATCTGACTCGAACGACGGGTTAGAGATCAGATTTTTGGCGGTGACCACCTGGACTTTGATCGGGGTGTTCTTCTTGACGTTCGGGTAGTACGGCGAGGCGGCCCGCCCAGAGGTGAACCGCCCGTCGCTGTTGTCGAGCACCATCGAGCAGGTGCCCGCCTGGGTCTCGCCCAGCTCGTCCGAGGCCCCGCGGGTGATGCTCACCCCGGTGGGGAAGTGGACGCGGTCGGAGATGTCCGTCCACACCGGGGACGGATCGGTCACCGCGTACCCGAACGCCGCCTTGACCACGAGCTGCATCATCTGCCCGCGCCCCCTTCTCTCACGTCAGGCCCAGGTCGGCGCCGCCAAGGTTCCGCTTCACCGTGAGGAGCGTCTTGCGGATCTCCTGGCCGACGGCCATCGGATCCAGGACGGTGCCGTCCACGTGGATGTGAATCACGGTCGGCTCTGTCGTCCCCGCTCCGCCGTTGCTGGCGGGCCTGCCACTCACGGGGCGGACGGAGGAGACCTTGCCCGCCACGGTGTTCATGGCGGAGTCGACGGCCGGGGCCCGGTCGAGCAGACCGGCGGCCAGGCCCTCGGTGGCGTACCGCCCGATCTGGGCCATCACCGTGCTCGGCGACCGGATGCCCAGCGCCTTGCGGATGGCCCGCTGCATGTCCTTGGCGATGTTCAGCATCAACTTCGCGATGGACTTGCGCTGACCTTCCAGCCCCGCCAGGAACCCCTTGCCCGCGTTCTTCCCCGAGTCATACAAGGCGTCCGCGCCCGAGCGGCCCAAGCTGGTCGACGCCTTGTCGATCTGGGACTGCATCGAGTTGATCGACGACAGGGTGCCCTTGTCCGCGCCCGCCAGCGCCGAGGCGTAGGCGTACCCGGCCTCCGGGCCCATGTTGAGGATCTGCCGCAGCAGCCCCTTGTTGAGGCCCCGCTTGGCGAGGATGTTGACGTAACGGGTGAACTGCTTGATCTGGGCCAGCTTCGAGGCGAGCGCTCCTTTGATGCTGCCCGCTGAGACCTGCCCTTCCTCGATGCCGAGGTTGGACAGCTGCGCTCCCTCGCGGGCCTTGTCGCGGGTCTCGGTCGCGAACGCCTTGGCCTCGGCGATCTTCTTGGCGATGGCGTCCCGCTGCTTCGCGAGGACCAGCAGCTTGGCGTTGCCCCGCAGCACCGTGGAGATCAGCCGGTCATCAACCCTGGTCCGCCGTCCCTTGAACGCCGCCATGATGTCCTTGACCAGCAGCATGGCCGTGGACTTGATCTTTGAACTGGTGCCGGTCATGCCCTCGATCAGGCCCTGACCCGCGTCCTTGCCCAGCTTCGCCATCGCCTTCGAAGGCGATGCGATCTGGAGTGTCTCCCGCACGCCCGCCAGCGCGGCGCCCGCCGTGCGGCCGGCCGCCGCCTGGAGCACGGCCGCCTGGGACTGCATGCCTACGATCAGGCCGTGCACCATGGCCACGCCCGCCGAGCGCAGGTCACCGGTGCCGCCCGCCGCGGATCCGGCGGCCGAGCTGGTCGCGCCCGCCCGGGCCGCCGCCAGGCTCAGCCGCCCCTCGTTGAGGGCCTGCATGAACCGCACCCCGTACCGGGCCACCGCGCGCGCCTTCATGACGAACTCGCCGTTGCTGACCATGGCGAGGATGCTGTCCGACGTGCCGGTGCCCGGCCCGCTGATCGGCCCGCCGCCGGGGAACCCCTGGATCGGACCACCGGACGCGAAGCCACGGACCAGGCCGCCGCGCGCGAAGCCGATCCACTTCCGGATCTGCGACGCGGCCGCGGAGAAGACGGCCTGTACCGAGGCGGTGATCGTCACCGTGCGCGGCTTCACACCCGCCAGCCACCCCTTGGCCTTCGTGACCGCGGACCACACACCGCTGGGGTTCGCGCTGATCGAAGGCTTGCGGCCCTTCACCGAGTTGAGCGATGAGATCGACCGCCGCACCGCGCTGAACAGACCGGACGGCTCTGCGTTGATCGAAGGCTTGCGGCCCTTGATCCCCGCCAGCGCGGACGTCGACCGCTTCACCGCATTGAACAAGCCCGCTGCATCGCCGCTGATCTTCGGCTTGGCCTTCTTCCCATTAAGGTCGGCCAGCCGCTCCTTGGCGTCGGCGAGCTTCTTGTTCCACTCGCGAATGTCGGCGTTCAGCTTGGCCTTGCGCTCCTTGCTCAGACCCTTGTCGTCGAGCTTGTCCTTCGCCGTCTTGATCTTGCGTTCGAGGTCGGAGATGTCGCCCTTGACGTGCATCACCTTGGGCATGTTCTCGACCTTGTTCTTCCACCCGTCGACCTTGCCGATGGCCTTGTCGAACGCCTTGTCCGTATCGCGGCGGAACCCCTCGACCGCTTCCGCGGCCTTCTTGAACCCCTTCCCCACGCCGGGAATCCAGCCGAACGCCTTCGCGCCCAGACCGGTGACCGTGGAGACGAAGGTGATGACCGAGCCGGTGATCACCTTGAAACCCATCAGGGTGATCTTCGCGAAGCCCAGGACCGGCGTGGCCAGCCCGGAGAAGACATCGGTGACGATCTCGCGGAACGTCCGCGAGCGCTGCCAGGCGGTCACGAACGCAGCGCCCACCGCGACCACAGCCAGGACGACCGCCCCAACCGGGTTCGCGCCCATCGCGATGTTCAAGACCGCCTGAGCGGCAGCCCACCCCATCGTCGCCAGCTTGATCGCAATCAGCGACGTCGCGATGAACTGCAACGTCTCCGGGGGCAGCGCATTGATCAGCCGGGCGAAGCCGTCCGCCAGCTCCACCGTCGTCCCCGCCAGGGGGCCCAGCGAGATCAGCACCTTCCCGGCCGCCTCGCCCAGCTGGCCCAGGACCCCGGCCCCGTCGCGCGCGAAGTCGATGAACTTCTTGAAGCTCTCGGAGTCCTTGAGGCTTTGGCCCCAGTCGGCGAACTTCTTGGTCATGTCCTCGAAGCCGGTAGCCATATCGCCCGAGGCGGGCAGGAACGCGCCAACGATCCCGCCGATCCCGATCGCGATGTTCTTCGCCGAGTTCAGGAACGCGGGGAACGTGGTCTTCGCGGCGTCGTTGAGCCGCGTCATCATACGGTCGAACCCGCCGCCCTTGACGCCCTTGTCGATGCGGTCAACAAAGTCGCCCAGCGCCCCGGCCGCGGTCTTCACCAGCGGCGTCAGGCTGGGCAGCATATTGCGGAGCACGCCCAGGCCCTTGGTGAAGATGGGCATGGTGGTCTTGCTCAGCGAATCCGACCACTTGCCGAAGTCGGTCTTCAGGCCGATGAACGCTTTCGCCGTGTCGCGGGTCGCCGGGGGCATCTGCGCCAGCGCCGCCTTGTACTCCTTCTGTGCGGCCGCCGCCTCCTTGCCGCCCTTGGCCGCCGCGTCCTGCGCCTTCGTATACAGCTCGGACGCCTCGGTAACCGCGGTCAGCTGCGGCTTGACCGCCGCCTGGAACGCGCCCGCTGCGACACCGGCCGAGGCGAACGCCGCGACCATCGCACCCGTGCCAGCGACCACCGCGGCGCCCACCGGGCCCGCGGCTCCGACCGCGCCGAGCTTGAGCAGCTTCGCGGCCAGCTTGTCCGAGGCATCCCCGGCCTGGTTCAGGACCCTCGACAGCCGGTCGTTGCCGTCGAGCGTGAAGCGCATACGCCGCTCAGACATCGCCGCCCCCTTCCTCCTGCTGCCGGATGTAGTCGTCGATCCAGGCGACGTGCCGCTCGAACTGCTCGATGGTCAGCAGCGAGATCTCCCACGGGCGGATGTGCAGCAGGTGCGCGAACAGCGGCTCGTAGCTCAGGCGGCGGTGGGCGATGCTTCGACGGCCAAGTCTTTTGGGACCTCCTTCGGGTCCGCCTCGGACACCGGGTCCTCCTCGTCGCTCCGCTCGTAGGCGTCCAGCTGAGCCAGCGTCGCGGCCCGCTCGTCCTCGTCGAGGTCGGGATTGTTCTCGATCTCCTTGCGGATGACCGCCATCTCGTCGGTGTCCAGCTCATAGCCCAGCTCGTGGGCGGCGGGCACGAACTGGGTGTAGCGCAGCGCCGGGTTGTCGCGCTTCATGAGCATCCAGGTCACGGCGCGGGTCGCGCGCATGCTTCCGTGGAGGACCTTGTTCTTGACCTGCTCCCACTCCAGGTTCGTGGCCATCTCCACGGCCTCGGCCTCGACCGCCGTGATGCGCGCGGACTTGAGGTCCCAGCGCTTCTCGTCGCCGTCATCGGGCGCATAGACGATGATCATTGTTGGTCTCTTTCAGCTCAGGTCACGCTGGACGTCGTCGATGACCCGCTCGACCTCGGCGGTCATGCGGGCGGTGTGGCGGCGGATCGTCACGTCCCACCAGGGCGAGGCGTACTGGGCAGCCCAGCGGCGGCGGTTGCCGTAGACGGGGTGCCGCCAGCGGCCCTCGTCCAGCCGGTTCGGCATGGCCCGCATGTCCGGCGGCAGGGCGGCCCGGTCGATCCAGATGCGCGCGCCCGGGTTGCCAGAGGTGCGCACGCTGATCCGGATCGCCGCGGCGATCGTCGCCCGCAGCGGGCGCGTTGTCGGGCTGGGCCCGCCGCGCTTGCGCCCGCCGTCCCCGCGGACGGGCACCGTGCGGACCGCCTGCTGGAGGTCGTCCTTCAGCGGTTCGGCCGCGCGCCGGATGCGGCGGGCGAAGTTGCGTTGCAGCCGGGGCCCGCCCGCCCTCCGCAGGTCGCGAGAGAGGTTGAGCAGCTGCCCAGTGCCGGTGATCCGGACATCACGCACGGGGTCACCTCACACGGTGGTGTCGGTGCTCATGTACTCGATGGCGGTCGCGTTGGTGCCGTCGAACAGACCCGTGAAGGCGAACGTGGTCCGGATGATCTCGGTCCCCTCCACGGACGGCGGCTCGTCGTCGATGTGGATCGCGGGCACCTTGATGCGGAAGGTGTTCTTGTACGTCGACTCGATGGTGTCGCCGACGAACTCCCACACGAAACTCGTCGCGGCATCCGAGGTGAACAGCGTCGCCAGCGTCGCCGAGGTGAAGTCCGCCTCCAGGCTCCCGCTGATCTTCACCATCTCGTTCGAGATCGGTTCGGCCTTCAGCCCGCCGCCGCCCGCGTAGAACCGGTCCACCGCCATGCCGCGCTCGATCTTCACCGACACCTTGCGGATGCCGTCCAGCGCCGTCTCCGTGCCGTAGGCGCCGGTCTTCACCGCCATCTGCCCGAAGTGGAACGGAGCCATGAGCGGGTACGACGGAGCGGCGAGCGTCTGGGACTCGTCCATGGTCTTGCCGTCGACCTCGAACGAAGCGGTGAGCATGCCGCCCACCTCGCAGGAGAACTCCGCGCTGGTGACCTTGCAGCCCAGCGCCGAGTAGTCCATGACCGTGCCCGTGGTCATGGGCACGCCCTTCTGGATGGACAGGGACTTGCCCGCGGTGTCCGCCAGGGTATGGGTCTGGAGGTAGGCGAGGCTGGTGGCCTGCTGCACCGGCGTGACCGTCGTGCCCATCAGGGCCTGGAGCAGCGCTCCCATCGACTTGGTGGTGACCTCCATCTCGATGGAGCCCTGCACCTCCCGCTGGGTCACCACGCGCCGCGAGGACAGCGCGACCAAGCGGCCGGACGCGATGCCCGCCGACTGGGCCGTGGTCTTCTTGAGCTTGACCGACTCCTTGGTGAACTCGATGAACTTGGTCGGCGCGACGTACGTCCCGTAGGTCGTCTCCGGCGCGATGCCGATCTGAGCGCCGAGCCCGGACCCGATGGCCATGATCAGTCACCTTCCTTGGGGCTGCGCGACTTCGGCGCCGCGGTGGTCTTCTTGGGTTCGCCCACCAGCTCCCACACGTCGGGCTGGCAGGTGTAGGAGTCGGCGTGCGCGTCGGGCACCTCGACCACCTGATCGGGCTGCACGACAACTTCCGGCCCGAGCCACGGCACGATGCGCGGCTCGGGGGCGATGAGGCGGACAGATGCCACCGCGGGCCTCCAGGGCATGACAGCGGGCCCGCGACGCGGGCCCGGGATGGGGATGGGTCAGATGCGGGCGCGGCAGGTGACGGTGAACGCCAGCCCCGCGACGGTGCCCTCGGACTGGACCTGGGTCAGGCTGCCGGTGGTCAGGTGCGCCCACAGCACCGTGCCGCCCAGCGTCGGCGCGGCAGGGGCCGCGTCGGTGGCGCGCAGCGCGTCCTCGACAGCGGCCACCAGCTCGAAGACCGCGGCCCGCTGAACGGCCATGTCCTTGTCGCCCGAGCGGGTCTCGGCGTAGCAGGAGATCTCGAACGACTCGTCCCGGCGCCGGGCGCCCGCCGAGGCGAAGTCCTGCTCGATCGCCACCGCCGCCTCGGCCCCGGGCTGCCAGCCGACGAACACGTACTTCCGGTCGGTCAGGTTCGTCGAGGGCGGGCCGTCGACCACCCGCGCGTCCGCCAGGCCGGGGGCCGCGCGCAGGATCTCCAGCAGCGCATCCACCGCCGCAGGCACAGCAGAAGTCGACATGTCTACGCCACCCCCGGCGGCAGCCGGTACGGCTCCAGCAGCTGCAAGACCCTGTTGGGCACCGCATACCCGAAACCAGGGACAGGCTCGGTCACCGAGAAGTCGTCTCCGCCGCCGACCGTGCCCAGCCCGCGGGACGCCCCGTACTGGGTGCGCCACAAGTGCTGAAGCAGCAGCCGCGCGGCGAGGTTGATGGTCGGCGGCACGGACCCGCGGCCGGCGGTATAGAGCGCCGTCCACGGCCCGCCATAGAACGCACCGCCGTCCCGCCGGCGCAGGACGCCCGTCGCCGGGTCCACTACGACGTCGTCCACCGCAATCGGGCCCCCGCCGGTCAGAACCGGCGTGAGCGAGGTGAGCGACACCACGGGGACTTGAGTGAGGCACAACGAGGCGCCGCGCCCGTTGATGGTCTCCGTCACCGACCGGTTCTCCACCGGCCCGACGTAGCGCTCGATGACCGCCGTCAGGCTGTCGATGTACGCCTGTAGCTCGACGTCGTCCCGGACGCCGTCGATGTCCAGCTGCGCCTTGGCGTCCTCCAGGGTCAGCAACGCCATGACGGGCTCCCTACTTGGTCGACCGACCGCGCTTGGCGGTGGAGGTGCCGGTCCGTCGGGTGGTTCGCGGCCGGTCGCCGGTCGCGTCGTCGTCCTGGGCGGGGCGCTCGTCCTCGTCCTGGCTCTTCTTTGCCGTGCCGTCGTCGGAGGGCTCCGGGACGGCGGTGGGCGGGGTGAGCGAGCGGTTCTCGCCCGGCTCGGCCGTGGCCTGCTCGGCCTTGTGCACGGTGGCCTTGCGGGGGCGGGCGACGGTCTCCACGTCCTCGAAGTACGCCCGGTGCGTCTTGAACACCGGGTCGGTGTCCTCGATGAGCTGCCCCGCGGAGTACACCACGGGGACGCCGTTCACCCAGACGCTGAACGCGCTGTTGCAGCGCTTGATGGCCATGTCGGTGATTCTCCTCAGCTGCGGGTGATCGGGACGCGGCGCGGGAAGCCGCGGAGGATGACGGCGCCGAGCGTGCCGCCGGTGGTGGCCCCGGAGGTGGTGACCACGGCCCGCAGGTAGCGCTTCACGCCCTTGTAGCCCAGCTCGAACAGGGCGTCGTCATCGGTACTGGTCACGGTCGGCGCGCTGCCCTGGAGGTCGGCTGCCGCCACGGTTCCCCACGACGAGCCGTCATCCGACTCCTGCAAGGTGACGGCGTGCGACCCGTCGGTGATGGTGCCGCTCTGCACGATCAGCATCGCCGACCGGCTGGCGTCCTTGTTCTCGTGCAGGTCCACGGTGGTCCCGTTGACGGTGCCGTTGGTACGCAGCGCGATCGCCAGCGTCGCCTTCGCCCGGCACATGGTGTACAGGCTCTGCCGCATAGCGGCCTCCTTCCGGATGAGGCGGGCCCCGGCCGGTCTCAGCCGGGGCCCGTCAGGGTCAGGTGACGTTGAGCATCCGGAACGCGCCGTCGTTCACCGAGTCGGCGCCGACGCGGTAGTACGCGTACCAGCCGCGCTGCCCGGTCGGCCGACGGTTGGCGCCGACCAGGTGCGGGATGAACTCCACCGTCATGCCCACGCGGTCGGCGATGACGTAGTTCTCCCAGTCGCCGTACACCGCCACGTAGTTCTCCTGGGTGGCGTTGACGACCCCGTCCATGTCCTCGGCCTCCAGGGCCGGGCGGCCGAGGAGCATCGGCGGAACGTCGGCGCCGATCCGCTCCCACAGGTTCGTGCCGCCGGAGCTGTCGAACTGCCGCACCAGGTTGTAGATGTTGCGGTTCGCCAGCCACGCGGCGTTCGGCCGGTAGCGGGCCGGGAGCGCCCCGTCCAGCTTGTACACGTCCCCGGAGGCGAAGGTGTCGGTGGTCGTCGACGTCACGATCGAGCTGGTGCCGGTGAGGGCGGTGATGATGCCCGTCGGCTGGCCGGAGCCGGAGCCCGTGGTGAACGCTGCGGCCTCCAGCGAGTCCTTGCCGAACGCGAGCAGACGCCCGACCTCGGTGGTGACGTTGGCCTCGTCCTCCAGCGCCTCGATGGAGATGGGCACGAACCCGTCAGCCTTGTACACCGGCACGGTGGGCTGGCTGAAGGTCGGGGCGTTGTCGCTCGCCTCGGAGCCCTCAGCGGCCCACCGCCACGACACGGCACCGGCGGACACGCCGTTCCACACATCACCGGTGGCGACGACCTGGCGGGCGACCTGCCGGATCTGGTTCCGGCTGCCGTTGCTGGTGATGATGACGGTCGGGTCGAGCTGGAACGGCACCAGGTAGCCGCCCGCGCTGTCGGTGAGGGACATGGCCCGCTCGAGGGCCTTCTGCTCCTCCACCGAAACCATGTGGCCCTTGCCACGGGCCAGCTTGGACCAGGCGCGCAGGTACTCCGGGCTGGACGTCGCCAGGCACATGCGGGCGATGGTGCCCTTCTTGTCGTCCCACGCCTCAAGGATCTCGGTGGCCGTGGACCGCACGCTGTCGTTGGCGCCCTTCATCCGCTCGATCGCGCACAGCGCCCGGGCCCGCAGCTCCTGCCCGACCTCCTCCGGCGACCGGGAGAACGTGCGCACCTCGCTCAGGTCCCAGGGGTTCCGGAACCGGGCGTCCTCCACGCTGTCCGGGTTCAGGATCGGGTCGGCGTCGTAGCCGTCCGCCCCGCCCATCGGCGAGCCTCCCTCGACCGACAGCGCCGCCGGGCGGCGCCGCTCGGTCACCGAGGCCGCCGAGCGAACCCGGTCCAGCGCCGCCTTGCGCTCCAGGTGCCGCCGGTGCGCATCGACCTCGCCGAACTCGCGGGTCAGCTCGTCGAACTGCTGCTCGTCCTCGGCGGTCAGATCGGTCTTGTTGCCGAGCCGCTCCAGCTCGTCCTTGATGTCCTTCAGACGGATGACCGCCTGCGGGTGGCTGAGTTCCATCAGCTGTTGTCCTTTGTGTCGATGAGCGCCAGCGTCTCGCCCATGAGGCCGGTGATCTCGCGAATCTGGTCTCGTAGCGGGTTGGCTCGCGCAGGCTGTGACGGGTGCCCATCGGCGGGCGGCGCGTCCGGATCGTCATGCTGCGGCGGGTGCCCTTCCTCGGGCGGCGCGCCGTCCTGCGGGGTGTCCGGTCCGGACGGGTGCCCTTCCTCGGGCGGCGCGTCCGTACGGGACAGCAGAGCCGCCGCCACCTCACGGCGCAGCTCCGGGTCTTCAGGGACCTGCGGCACCGCGGCGTCGCGTGCGAGCGACCGCCGGATCTGCCGAGTCAGGTCATCGGAGTGCAGGATGCCCTCGGCCATGTCCCGGGCCCGGACACCAACGGAGGTTCCGGCGTAGGCGGGCCAGCAGACGGGGCCGAGCTCGCGCACCTTCAGCTCGATCAGCTCGCGCTGGAGCGGGCCGCGGTCTCCGGGCATCCACAGCAGATCGAGCACCTCTTCGGGCTTCACCAGCTTGCCGTTGACGTCGCGCCATTCCTCGCGCACCACCTCGAAACGGAAGCTCATTCCGCTGATGGAGCCCTCGGCGATGGCGTCCCGAACCGGCTGGATCAGCCAGTTGTCCGTCAGCCGGGCCTCGGTGAATAGGCCCTCGTCGTCCTCGCGCAGGTTCTCGATGCGGCCGATCGGGATGCTCCCGATCAACGGGTGCCGACCGTGGTCGTACTGCATCACGGGCGTGTTCTCACGGATGCTCTTGCGGAACGCACCCTTGCGGATCGTCTCTGTGAACCGGCCCTCCCACGAGTCGATCTCGGTGGGCTGGCCGAACACGGCGGCGTACCCGGTGAGGCTGCGGCCGTCGCCCTCAGCCTCGTCGGCGGAGCGGACGAGGCGGAACGGCGCCGAGCGCTGCACGTCGCGCGCGACGGATTGCAGGGTGCCCATCAGGTCCCCTCCTCAGTAGATGTCGACGCCGGGGCGTCCAATGCCCCGGGCTTCTGCAACTGCACGGAGAACAGGCCGGTGTGGACCAGCAGGGTGTAGTCCTCGGCCTCGACCGCGGCCACCACGCTCTCGGGCGTGAACCCGGCGTCCAGCAGGGCCCGGATCGTGCGGGACTGGATGCCCTGGATTTCCGCAGCGTCCTTGCGGTCCTCCCGCAGGAACGGCACGTCGCGGGCGTCGTACCACAGCCGGATCGCGCCGGACCCTCCTCCAGGCGGCTGCACCAGGCGGGCGAAGGAGCCGGCCGCGTTCTGCCACAGGGGGTGGATCGTGCCGTCCGCGAAGCGGCGGCGGGCCTGGCCGTAGTTCGAGTAGGTCGCGGCCTTCAGCCCCTCGGACAGTCCAACGATGACCGGGGGGACGCCGGCGGCCGCCGCGATGCGGGTTTCACCGGCCCCCTGGACGGCGGAGAAGTCGAGCTGCTGAAAGTCCTTGCCGACGACCGTCACGTCGGCCCCACCGCCGAGGTACAGCGTCTTGTAGGCGTTCTCCACGCCCTTGTGCGTGACGTCCATCTTCGCGACGAACTTCTCGAACGCCTCCGGCGACACCTCGCGCGCCAGGCGGACCACCATGTTCGGGGTGGCCGCATTCTCGAAGAACCGCCGCTTGTGCCCCGCCATCAGGTCATCGTTGGTCGTCTCCCGGATCACCGGCGTCAGCCACGACATGCCCCGGTACGTCGCCAGCGGATCCGGCACCGGAGCGAAGTGCGCTACCTCCTCCGGCAGCAGCGGCACCGGCTCCCCGTTCCCGATCCCGCCCTCGGCGTAGACGTAGCCCACACGCCGCCAGCCCAGTACCCCACCGCGGAACACGCGCTTCTCAAGCACGATCTGCACCCAGTCCGGGCGCAGCCGCACCAGCTCGCCGTCGACCAGCGTCCAGTACGCGTTCCCCGACAGATCCGCATCCTGGATCACCCGGCTCAACAAGTCTTGCGTGGTGCCCCCAACCCACGGTTCTTCAAGAACACGCAGGTCAGGTGTGCCGAACATCTCGGACGCGCGCCCGGCGTTGAGCCGTTGCCACTGAAACCGTGTCGCCGAGAACACCATCTGCCGGGCGACCATGCACGCCCAGATCACCGGGTTACGCGCGAACAGCATCGCGTAGCCCGGCAGATCCGACGGAGCCCGCTCGGCGACCTGCCCCGGCATGGACTGCTGCACGCCCAGCACCGGCGCGTACGAGCCCAAGCTCAGCTGCAAGGCTTGGGCGTAGTCCTCCACCGTGCTGATGGACCGTTCAGGGGCTTCCTGGCGGCCACGTCGAGCCCGCCACAAGCTCGTCACGAGCGCCTCCTCCCGCCGCCATCAGCGGGCTCCACATCGGCCACCAGCAGGCAGTAAACGATCAACTCGATACCGCCCACCATGAGGCTGGCGGGCAGGTCGACCGCGAGCCCCACACCCACCGCGACCATGAAGCATCCGAGAAGCAGCCCGGCCCGCGCACGGGCGGCACGGCTCACCTGTACGCGACCCACGGCTCCGGCACCTCTTCCTCTTCTTCGATCTCGCACTGGAGCCCCCAGGCGGCCAGCGTCGCGGCCACCAGCGGGCTGATATCGACGCTCACGCCCCGGCGAGCCCACGCCCACGCATCACCCAGCGGCCGCTGTCGGGCGCCCGCCAGAGCGGCCGCCAAAGGCGCCTGGTCCAAGTGGACGACCGACTGCTCCGCCACACCGTCGTAAAGTTGGCCGCACGCCTGCGCGACCTCCCGGGCCTTGGGCTGCACCACCTCCACACCCAACTCGCGTTCCAGTTCGGCGATGAGCGATCCAGCCGGACCGGAGGCGTCCACCACCCAACACCGCGGCGACCACCGCTCATGAAGTTCCTTGACGCGCTCGACCAGCCAGCCCATGCCCGGGCGGTGATCGACGACCTCCACGTGGACCGCGCCGCCCGCACCTTCACCGGCCACGCAGATCGCCGCGTGCGACCGCTCCGGCGTCGCGTCGACCGCGAACGCCACCGGATCCGCCGGCCGCGAGCTGCCGTCCGCCAGCGCCCGCCAGGCGTCCTCACCGATGACCTGCCAGGTGTCCGCCCCATCGGACGGGTAGTCGCCCACGCCGAGGCGCTCACGCTCGAAGATGCCGCCGCTGCCCAGGGACGCCCGCTCGTTGCGGACGTGACCGGCGCTGATGCGGATGCCCAGCGCGGGGTTCGCCTTCGCCCACGACGCCGGGGCGTCCGGGTCGTCGTGCTCGGCACAGCCCGGCCCGCACTCGTCCCTGTGGGCGTCCACCGACCACTCGAAGTAGGCCAGGCTCGGATCCGGCTCCCCGGCCTCCACCGCCGCCTCAGCGCGGCGCCGCAGCCGGGCCAGCTGTAGCGACGGAGCACCGATCCCCGCCGACCCGGTGTACCAGATCTGAGGATTCGGCACGGCCGCCATGGTCGGCATGAGCGCGCCCATCGCGTCGTCGCCGAGGATCATCGACTCGTCCAGCATGTTGCAGTCGCCGGTGAAGCCCCGGCCGGAGCCGCCGGAGCGGGCCAGAAAACGCAGCACCTGCCCGGTGACCAGCTCGATGGCTTCCTCACCCGTCGTCTTCCGCACACGCAGAACGCGTTTCCGCAGGTCAGGGCACCCCATGATGAGTTGTTCGATGCGACGGAACGCGACGATGCTGGTCTTGAATTCGTGTGCGCTGTGCAGGATCAGCTTTTCGCCGAGCAGGAACAGCCCGGCCAGCTCGCGCGCTTCGATGATCCCGCCCTTGCCGTTCTGCCTCGGCACGTTGACGCAGATCTCGAACGCCGACCAGCTGCCGTCCTCCCGCTCGCGCAGGCCGACGTCGAGGACGTGCTGCTGCCACGGATCCAGCTCCAGCCCGGCCAGTGCCGCCAGCTCAGTGGCCTCCTGGCCAGCGGAGGACAGGAACGTCGCCGGTGCGGTGAACAGCCGAGGCGTCTGGACGCCCAGCAGGTCAGGCGCCGCGGGCTCGGCGAGCCTCTCGCCTACGAGTGAGGTCATCGAGAGCGTCCCCCTCCTCACCGACCGGGGCCAACCGCCGCAGCTCGATCATCACCGCCCGAAGCTCGCGCGCCGCAACGGCCTTCGCAGTGGGGGCGTCGGAGTCGTCCACGGACTGGGCGAGGCTGACGGCCAACTCGGACAGGCCGGGCGCGTCATCAGCGACGCGCAGTTTGTCAAGCTCGGCGGTGATCGCGTCGCGGACGTCGCCCATGATCACCAATCCTCGTCACGCAAAGTGACATCACTCAGGGTGACGGCCACTAATGCACTCGAACCCGATTCCCGGTCAATTGATCTTGAATTTGGGTCACGCAAAAAACAGGGCGACAAGGGCGTTTGGGTCGCCCGGTCGTCCAGATTTCTCGATGACCCGAAGCCCCCCTCCCCTGGGGGATCCGTGCTGGTCGAACGCCTTGCGGGCCGGTTCTCTGCCTGGTGTGGTCATGGTGCGAGGCGGGCCCGGGGGAAGGTGATGCCCCCGATGTTGCGGTGGTGCTCGGTGATCGCCGGGGTGGTCTGGGCGGTCGGACGACGTACTCGCTGCCGATGACAGGGCCTTGTGGCTGCGGGTCACCAGTTCCGTGAGGCTTGAGTGGTGACGTTGTGTGCGCGCGGCTGGCGTTGCTGCTGTCGGTACCAGCGGGTGACCACGGCGTCCATCCCGGGCTGCCGCATGTCCCTGACCCTCTGCCGGACGATGGACTCGCCGGGGTCCACCACGATGATCTTTCCCTTGAGCCGCTTGTACTTCGCGAGGGCTTTGGCGCTCGGCTGGGTGTGGATGACGTACACGTCGGTGGTGTCGAGGTGTTGGTATGCCTCGGCGAGGGCGGCGAACCTGGCACGGTGCGTCACCTTCAGCAGGACGTCGTTGTGTGCATGGTGGTCGGCGCCGGGGCCAGCCATGGCGAGGGCCATCAGGTCCAGGTCGATGACGATGTCCGCCGGTTTAGCGTGCGAGCGGATCCAGCTGGATTTGCCTGCGCCGGGTGGGCCGGTGACGACGTAGAGCACGGTGGGTCACCACCTGCGTGAGGCTCGGGGCTGGCGGATGGTGAGTCGGTTGCCGCGGGCGCTGTTGCACCGTCGGTGTGCGCTGCGGGCGTTGGCGGGGTCGAGGAGGCTGCCGCCTCGGCTGAGGGGCACGGCGTGGTCGAGGGTCCAGGACATCGGGTGTCGGGCGTCGAGGCCGGGGTCGATGTCGTGGCCGCAGATCCAGCAGGGCTGACGCTGGGCCTTCACGAGGGCGCAGAGGCGGCGGTATGGCCGGCCGTTGCGGGGGTTGGCTGCCACTGTGCCTCCCGGGGTTGCGGCGGGGTCACCCGGGCCGCCGCGGTCCCGGGTGACCCTTCTGCCGCCCCACTCGCCCGTGAGTGGTCTGGAACGCACTGCGGCCCCGCCGGGGGGATGGGCGGGGCCGCGGGGGTGCGTTTGTGTCCGGGCACGCCGGACTTGGGGCCACTATGCGGCACGGAGGGCAGGCGGCGCAACTACATCCGTAGTGAGGGCCGGGCGTGCCGCCGCCCCGCCGGTGGTCGGCGGGGCGGGTGTCCGAGCGGCTGCGCAGCCCACGCAGTTCGGATAGGACGTCTTCAGCGTACGGCGCCGGGCTGACAGTGAGGCCCCGCCGCGACGGGGGTGCGCGGCGGGGCCTCGGGCCGGGCGTTACCCGGCGTGAGCCTCCAGTGTGTCAGGACTTCGGCGTGCCGGGGACGGGCTTCTCCTCGTCGGGCTTGTAGTGCCCGCCGCGCGACGCCTGGTAGTCCGATGCCCATTTCGGGTCGGGCTTCGTCTCGGGTGCCATGGGCATGGTGGGCTTGAGCGGCATGATGGGGCTCCTCGTCTCGTGTTCGGGATGGGGCCCGGGGCGGCCGTCTGCTGCCAGGCGATCCGGCCGCCCCGGGAGCTGGTGGTCAGCGTGTGAAGGGGAGGTCCGGGCGCGTATCGCGGACCAGGTCATGCGGGACGCCGGGCGCAGCGCGGACCGCTGTGAAGCGGGCGCCGCACGGCTGGTCGCGGCTGCCTCCGGATGCGCGCTGGTGGTGCGTGTCCTGGGCGAAGGCGCCTACCTTGCAGCCGTCGCAGTACGACGAGAAGGCGCCGATGACGAGCGTGGCGGTGGTCTGCATGTCTGTCCTGTCTGAGGTCAGGCGCCGCGCTGGCTGCGCATCTCGGCCTTGACGTCGTCCTCGGTGGCGCCCAGGTCGTACGCCCGGCCCATGGCGCGCATCACCTGCTTCGGGTCGGTGAGGCATTCGGGTCCGCCGTGCGCCAGCACCTCGCGGGCGGCCTCAGCGACGGCGGCGGCCTTCTGGTCCTGCGTCATCGATGTCGTCCTCTCGATCGGTCCGGACTGGGCTGTCCGGCTCCCCGCTGCTCCGCCCGCGCGTGTCGGGCGGAGGAGGCAGCCGTCAGACCAGACGCTGGACGAGCGCCACGGCGAGCAGGGCGACGACGATCAGCACGGCCGCCAGCTCGCCCCGTTCCAGGCGCCGGACGGGCGCGTACACGATGCGTTCACCGTCGGGATGGTCGCCTCCGTGGTACCGACGGCGGTGGGCGCGGCCGTGCTCCTGGGCTCCGGCGCGGGTCCAGTAGGGGCGGGACCGGATGGCGCAGACGGGGCAGCGGTAGCGGTGCGGCACGGGGTCTCCGGTGGTTGATGGGGCGGTAGATGGGCGGTTGCTGGGCTGGTTGATGGGGTGGTAGATGCGCAGGTCAGGCGGCGGTTGATGGGGTGGTAGACGGGGGCGGGTCGGTCAGGGGGCGGCCTCAGGGGAGGAGGTCGCGGCGGGCCGGAAGAGGCGGGCGAGGAGGGGGCGCGGGGCGGGCTCGGCGGGGGGGGTGGGGGGGGGG